TATCTCCTGCTGAATTAATGGTTGCTTATGCTAATCAATTTTTGCAACAGGAAAAGAGAATGAATGAATTAGAAAACAAGCAAAAAGAATCGGAACAAAAAGTCACTCATATCCAAACATACTTAACAGAATCGCCTGATCGTAAGAAAATTCAACGAGAAATTAATACATACGCAAGAAGAAATAATATGCAGCAGTCAGAAGTTAGGACATTAATTTACAACAAGATTGAAGATAAGTACGGATTTAGTATTTCGCAAAGAGTTAAGAATGGAAGAAAGAGAATTAATGACGAACGAGTTGAAAAGGGTAAGAAACCATATGCAGTTTCTTCATTAAAACAAAAATACAACGGTATGGACGTTATATTTGAAAATGATTACGAAAAAGAAGTAATGGAAATCTTAGCAGGAATACAATAAATCACGAATTTCATATTATATAAGGGGCGATTATTTATGCTAAAAATTTTTAAAAAAGGGCATGAAACTCTAACAACAGATATGGAAACATGGGTTGTTAGATGGAATAAGAGGTATGGAAGTTTTAATGGTGATTATGAAGAAGTTGCACAATTTTTCACCAATAAAGACGAAGCTGAAGCATTTGCTGATTCCCTACAAAGGGCGGTTAAATTGTTGGGGCATACTTCTTCAGACTTAACATGGATTAAATGTGAGAAAGTAGTAAATAACGGATTATAAAATGCGACTTTCATTGGAGGAGATGAAGAAACTTGCGTACATCAGCGGAATTTGATTTTTGTGAAGAACATGATCTTCATATGGATTTCATCCAAGATAGCTTTACCACAGGAGTCATTACTATGTATAGTGGAAAAAGCAATGTAGAAATAAAATTAAATATGGATCAGTATAAACAATTAAAAGATTTCATCAGTGAACATGGTATTGATGAAATTGACACATGGTAATAAAAAACAACTTTTATTGGAGGATGGGCAAATGAATAAAGATGTTTCTGAAGAAAATCACAAAACACGATTAGAAGATATTGAATACTTTTGGAATCACGATAGTTCAATTTACGATTATAATTGTCAAGAAATTCGTATAATTGGAAGACAGGATATAAATTGGCTTTTAGAAATAATTAAAGAAACAAAAATTAAATATGATAAAATAATTTCTGCCATTGAAAATGATGAAGAGTATTCAACATATGATCAATTTGGTCATAGAGTAGAAGAAATAATTGAGGAGGATTTTCATGATTGAACAAGATGAAAATTGGAATGGTTATAAATGTACTCGTACAGATTGTTACTGGAATATGTGGTTTCCTACTCAATTTAAAGGTATTGATTATTCTGCTGAAACTTCAAAAGTATGTATTTCAGAGTCTCTTGATGAAATTAAAATGCAGCCAAACACAAATAGATGTCCTGGATATATGAGTTATGAAGAATTTTGTGGTTGTAAGAAAGGAGAATAATAAATGCCATTATATAAACGTATTTGTCCGGTTACAGCAGTTCAATTTCATGAAAAAGATTATGCTGAAGATCAATTGAATTATCCCGATGTATTCGATAAAGCAATGATGTCGGAAATGTGGTTTAACAAATCAGCAGCAGACGGAAGATATTATATTTCTCGCCAAGCGCCACCATTTGGAGATTTTCTTACAGTTCAAGAAAATGATTATATCATAAGGGATGATTATGGTGTGACTTACATAATTCCTGCTCATGTGTTTGAAATGAAATATAGAAAAGTTGAGGAGAAAAAATAATGAAATGTCTATTTGCTATCGTTGATAAAGATGGGAATTTTGCAAAGACAACAGGGAAGCACAAAACACCAGCTTTCCAAACTGAAGGAATGGCAAATTATTGCAAACGATATTTTTATGGAGAAGAGTTGCATATTGTTATGTACGAACCTGTATGGGAAGATAAACTAAAATATGAAGGACATGTATAAAAGACAAGTTTTATTGGGAGGAGAAAATTAATGTTGCTTGATATAGGACAAAAATGGGTAAGCAAAGAGCATCCTTATGAGGATTTTGAAATATATGATGGGACTTATGATGAACGTATTCTCGGAGAGAAGGATTTGTCATATGATACCCCATTCTTCCAATTACCAGAATCAGCAAAAATTTTCTTTTGGAAGAGAATAAATGAAAAAGAGTTTAACAAATTTCTTGATGAGCATGGTAAAAAAAATAGCGAAAGTACATACCCTTTTGCATGGTTTGGAGAAAGTAAAAAGGATACTCTGATTAGGAAAATAAATAAATATAACATGATGGAGTTATAAAATACAGGTTTTAAAAGGTGGTGATTATCAAACTAACAGATTTAGTTAAATATCTTGTACATAAGAATGGCTGTGAAGTGATTAAGAAACATTCGGACAGGCACAAACAAAATATTAAATTGTTTGAGGAACGTAATCTTGAAGATGAGTATCAGAAAAAATCAAGAAGGGAGTGATTATATTCATTCACATTGCTAAAGAACCATTCATGAATAAGTGCTCATGCTGTGGCAGCAAGAAGATTATTCGAGAATTAGACTTTGACGAAGGTGAATCAACTTTCTTTGTAATACTGTGTGAAGATTGTTGGAATGAACTAAAAACTATATTAAACGAATGAGGAGAATGTATAAATGATTAAAGATCAAGAGTATCAAAAGTGGTTATTTGAAAGAATTAATGATATTTCAAGAGAAATTCGAGATTTGTCAGCTATTGTACAAAACCCAGTAGATAGTTTATCAATACAAGAAATTAATAGTTTTAATGAATTTGTAGATATTTCAGTAAATAGGATTTGGGATTGGAGAAATGATGTTCGTGTTTTTATTGATGAAAATAGAAAAGGTTAAAAGGAAAAATTTATCGACTTTAATTGTAAGGAGGAATAATTTATGAATACTGATGGCAATGGATGGAGAGTTGTTAGTCTATTGAAAGATAGTTTAGAAATGGGCGGACTCGATCAAGTTGATTTTAAAGAACTGATTGATCGTATGGAAATTGAACTTAATAGTTTAAAAAAGAGTTATGAATATCAAATTAAACGTAGTTAAAATTTGGCTTTTATTGTTACTGCTAAATATAGTATATAGGAGACTCTGCAATGTTAGGATTTGATAAATATAAGTCTTATGAAAAAGAAGATTTAATATCCGTTCCAAAGCCGTTATCTGAACCACAAAAGAAGATATTAGGAGAGTGTGGAGCACTAATTACTACAGAAACTGATATTCAATTTATTCCTAATTATCCTGAAATGATTAAAGAGATTAAACATGAAATTGGATTATCACTATTTGATCCTGAAGATGAATACGAAGAAGGAGCTAATTTTTTAGCTGAAGCAATTGATCAAATTATTAATAAATATGAAAAAGGAGAAGATAAATAATGGTTAAAACCCATGATCTAGAATACTTTGTTGACAAGATCCAATCCACCCAAGACAAGTTAAATCGTGCATTTTATTTTCTGAAGTGGGCAAGTGATAATCCTAAATTGTTTTTCACTGATTCAAATACACAACTGACATCTAAAATAAATACTTTCCATTTTATCTTTGAAGCAATTGATTATGAAGCAGAAAGTGGTGAAGGTTATCCAAGTAATAGTTTGAGAGAATACATTGGTTATAAAATGAATAACTATTTTCAATCATGGTTGAAAGAAAACAATATTACCAATGAGTATAATTTAAAAGTAGTTTGGGATTATGGCAGAAGGTATTTCATCATTAAAACAGATAACAACTTAATTGGAAGATTCAACATTTCAAATAAAAAATATTCATTGAGAAAATATTTAACTGAAGATGAGTTAGAAGTTAAGAAAATAGAAGATATTATGAAACTGAAAGAAGAAATTCGTCGATTAGAAAATAAAATTGCTGAGAAAAATACACAGTGGAAGCATATTTACAAGGAAATTAAGAGCTTGTCTGATCTATACAGCGCTATTTTTAAGCGTAAAACACTATATAAAGGATATACAAAGATCATCGAAAAAATTGAAAATCAAATTAAATATACAAAAGAATCAATTGATAAATTGAATGATGGTTTTACTGAATCACTAAAGAGAAATAATGAAATTGAAGATGGTGTAAAAATTGCTGAGAGGATATTTAAAGAATTTGATTATGAGAAAAATACAGAAGTAATTTGGTAAGGAGAAATTAAATGGATATTAAATCGCGTAAAACGATCAAATTACAAAAGTTGCACATTGTCTATGCTACAGAGAAAATTAGACAGACGAAGGAATATAAGGTTCTACATAGCATTTTGAATGCGATTTGGTTTATTCCCTACTGTTTTCTTTACGGTTTAGCATTTGCACTAGTTTGGTTGGGTGATGGAGCAGACTGGGTAAATGATAAGATTCATGATTTCAAGTGGTGGATAGAAAATACATACTTTAAAATTAAATACAAAAGGAGAAATAAATGATGATTAAATATAAATATGATGATTATGAAGACTTTGCAAAGTTTATTAGAACAATTAAGAATCCATATGGAGAAGATTTTATAGAAGGACAATTATATCCTATTTTAGCAGAATCAAAGTCTAATAATAAATCTTATGTTCAACAAAGGAAAGGAACAAATGAAGTAACCGAATTTCCACGAGATTCAATTGGTAAAGATTTTGTTTTTTCGGATGAATTAGGAAACGTGCAATAAATTCTGAGTTTTAACTTGACACAATAAAAAATATTAAATAAAATATAGATACATAATCAGAAAGGAGAGATTTGGTATTAAGATTGGTATCGATTTAGATAATGTACTTGGCAACTTTTCAGAGTGCTGGTTAAATTTGTATAGAGAAAGATATGGTGATAACAACTTAAAGCTATCAGACTGGAAGACTTGGGACTTTCACAAATATGTAAAACCTGAATGTGGATTGAAAATATATGATCTAATTTCTAATGAAATGATTAGCCATATGCAGCCGATTCAATTCTCTCAATCGACAACAAGAGAATTGGTTAATGCAGGTCATCAAATTTTTGTGATCACCGCAACCCAGTCACAGTTTTTACAAAAGAAAGTTGAATTTCTATATACATATTTTCCACATATTAATTTGGATAATTTAATTGTTTGTAAGGCTAAGAGCTTAGTAAATGTAGATGTTCTAATCGATGATAACAACACTAACATTGAAAAGTTTCCACATGAGACAATCTTATTTGACCAACCGTGGAATCAAGATTGTAAAAAAGATACACATAGAGCTAAGAATTGGGTTGATGTGAAGAGCATTATTAAAGAAATTGATGAAGAAAAGAAACGAGATAAATTAACTTTTGCTGATGAGATGCGAGAATTAGAAAAAAGAGAAGCTAAAAAATTAAGTTGGGAAGATTATTAAAAATATAAAATTAAATAAATGTTGAAATTTATTTAAAAGGAGATTTAAAAATGAGTGATACTGGTAAATTTACTGTTTTGTTAGTTTTTAATACAGACAAAGAAGCTAGAAATTATGTTGTATTTGAAAAAGATAGATATGAATTAACAAGTTATGAAATTGTTGATATTGCATCCCTAGAAAGAGGAGCTGATAGTTTTCAAAATTATGCTATTAGTGGATATGATGAAATTCTATTTATCAATGATACATATTTTAATGGTAATTATGTGGAATATTGTAGACTTAGAAAAAGATTTATAAATACTTTAAAGCATTACAACTTAATTAAAAATGAGACAGATATTATTGGTTAATGAAATCGACATTTTAATGGGAAGGATGTGGTCTATTGAGTAAAATAAAGTTAAATAAATATCCAGTAATAACAGAGCAAAATAATTATATGGTTAGTATTAAAGAAACAAATTGGGATGGGCATCTTTTCAATATTACTATTCAGATTTTAAATGAAGAAAAATCTATTTTACATCCTTTTAAATTTAGAACTATCTATAATGATTGGAAGCATTATGAGGACTATAAGTTTGATTTAATTGGTTTAGCAAAAGGAATCGTAAAACATTATGAAGAAGTTTTAGATGATTTTATTAAAGAAAATGAAAAAGACAAAATAAATCAGGCACGCTTGCAAAATTCAATCAATGATTTTAAACAATGGGATGGTAAGACTAATTAAATATAAAATAGAACTAAAAAGGAGATACATAATGCGTGAAATTGAGTTTAGAGGTGTAGATGTATATGACGGTTTGTGGTACTACGGTGGATTTGTAAAAAGTTCTGATGGTACATACTACATATTGGAAGATAAAAAAGCATCAGAATATCATAAGGTTATTCCAGAATCCATCGGACAATTTACTGGTTTAACAGATAGTCTAGGGCGTAAAATTTTTGAGGGTACTATTCTTAAAATTACTAATCCTGAATGGGGCGATGATGTAATTGAATATGTAGAAGTAAAATATGGTCTTGATAGTGATTATCCTGCATTTGACATTCCTGATTCGATTGAAAGTGATGAATGCAATGGATTAAGTCAAGCATTAAATGATGGTAGCAAAGTAGTAGTTGCAGATAACATTTTTGATAATCCAGATAAAAAATTTGAAGAATAATAAATTGACTCTTTTAAATAGGAGGAAATAATGAAGAAGCCAGAACAACCAAAAACGAAATATTTATATGAAGACTGGACGATTAAATCAGGAGTCTTCGGTGATGAACTTTGGTATAAATTGCGAAGGAAAGAAGCCAAAAAGCGTTTACGTAAGATGAAATTAAATAAATTATTTAAGGGTGGTAAATAAATGTCACGATCAGATACAATTGAACAACTTATTACAAAAGTGGAAGATAAAGTTGATGATGTAAATGCAGATGTTACCGATATTGTTCATTCAATGAGAGATGTTCTAAATAAGAAGAAAGGATATTTATTAAATAATACTGAAGATGATCAAATTGAATATGACGAATTAATTGAGTATATTGATGACTGGTGGAATACACTTTATGACATTCAACAAACATTAATGAGGTGATTTATTTTGGATCTTGAAAAAATACATAAAATAGTATTGAAGCTTCAAAACACGCCAGGGCGACTAGATAAAATGGCTATTCTATCTGCTCATAAGAATGATGATTCTTTCAGATTCTGGTTAAAAGTAAATCTCGATCCATTCTGGATATTCGGTGTTCAGAGTAAGAAAATACAAAAGCAATCAGATGTACATATAGACTCACCATTTGATGATTTTAAAACTATGATTACGTATCTTAAAGCTCATAATACAGGTCGTGACATCGACTGTCAGAAGGTCGCAGGGTTCTTAAATACATTTGATGATGAAGAACTAAAACAGTTTACATTAGATTCTGTATGCAAAAAGGTAAGACTTGGAGCAAGTACAAAAGTAGTAAATTCAGTTTTCGGAAAAGGATTTATTTCAAGCTTTGAGTTGCAACTTGCTAAAAAGTATGCTGATGAAAAAGATAAATTACTTAAAAAATATCATGGTGATTTTTGGATTACACAAAAATTAGATGGTCAGCGTATAATAGCTATCAATACTCAAAATGGGATACAATTTTTTACTCGCCAAGGTCAAATAGTAACAGGTTTGAATGATATTGAAAAGGAATTTAAAGAACTACCAAATAATGATTTAGTTTATGATGGTGAATTAATCTTACAAAATGATTCAAATTTATCTAGTGGTGATCTATATCGAGAGACAATGAAAGTGTCTAGGTCAAATAATATTAAGGAAGGATTGATTTTTAACTGTTTCGATTTACTTTCATTAAAGGATTTCCAAGATGGAGAATCTAAAGATAATTATAGCAAGCGTAGAAATAAGATAGAAAATATTTTTGCGGAATACTCTGATTTGAAATTTATTAAAAAAGTACCAGTCTTGTATGGTGGCAACAATTGGAATATGGTTAAACAATTATTAAACGACCAATTGTCACTCAATCATGAGGGAATTATGCTTAATCTTGATTTGCCATACCAATGCAAAAGAAGTGGAAATATCTTAAAATGTAAAGATGTAAATAATGCAGATGTTCGTATGATTGGGTTTTTAGAAGGACAAGGGAAGAATAAAAATAAGCTAGGATCTGCTATTTTTAAATATCAAGGGTATAATACTGAGGTTGGCAGCGGATGGACAGATATACTAAGAGAAGATATTTGGAATAATCAAGATAAGTATCTTAATACAATCATTGAAATAGAATATACTGAGCCTAGTAAAGATAAAAATGGCAAAGATTCAATCAGATTTGCACGGTTTAAACGGTTAAGACCAGATAAAACAGAAGAAAGTTGGTATTAAAAAATATTAAATAAATGTTGACAATCAATATAATATTAAATATAATATAGATACAGATGAAAAAGAAAAGAGATGATATAAAAATGGCGTATGAAACATTGAATAAGTTAGCAATGGATTGGAATCACTTATCAGAATATACAAAGGAAATCATCTCAAAACTTATTGTCGGATAAATGTGTGATTTTATCGCAAAATGGGCGTTCCTTATCCCTTATGAATAAAGGATTTAAAATTTGATACTTTCCTATTGACAATATAAATAATATTAAATATTATATTCATATAATCATTAATCAATGAGGTGGATATTATGGAATTAGATATAATTATTAAGAAGTATCGTAAAGATCATAATTTAACATCTAAGCAATTAGCTGAATTGGTTGGAGTAAGTCAGGGAACTATATCAAATATCGAAACTGGGAAAACAAATCCTTCATTTGAGAATATCAAAAAAATTGCTAATATTGTAGATATGCCAAAAGAAATTATATCTTCTTATTATGATATAAATGAGTCTTTAGTTAATCACTTTGGAGATATAGAATGTTTTTCTTTTGATTTTGATGTAATTCACTCTAAGATATATCAACGTTATGAATTAAATGATAGTAATATTGATGATAAAAATGTTCTTATAGGCAAAGCCTCCTTAGAGGGAAGTATAATTGCGAATGTAATCAGCACATTACTAAAGGAAAACGAATCAAAAATTATTAGCCGAGTAAAAAATGAATTAAATAAAGAACTCGATTCAATGTTAGAAGAATATAAGAAATAAAAATGTGCATTCATTTGAAGGGAGGTGATATATAATGAATAATTTGCAGATTCAAGTTAACGCGAAAATATCTTCAATTACAGTCGAAAAAGTTAATGATGTTTTTAATTATAAAGTGGGAATTAAAACTTCAATTGACGGTAAAGAGTTTATCATTACAAAAGGATTCGATGGAAGTTGGGCAAAAGATTTCTTTGATAAAGTGTCAGGAATGATTAATGGAATTAATAAAGTTAGAGTTGAAATGTAATAGATAATATTAAATAATACATAAAGGAGAAGATGAGTTTTGACCAACAAAGAGGTAAAAGCTATTAATACAGAAATATTATATCTTAATGAATTTCGGGGCAAATTTCTTTTGCCGGAATCGGAGGGCTATAGAAAATCTCTGCAATATGAAATTGAACTGTTTAAAGAAAAGGAAAAATTATTGAGTGAGCAAGAAACGAGTGTTGAAATTAGAGGGAATAAAAATAATGGGCTTATCGCTACTTTACATAAAGACGAATGGGCAGTTAATCCTGAACAACAGAAAAAGCTATTAAATTATATTAGCAAGCTTGGTAAAAATGCAGCCAATGCAATTAATGATGATTTAGAAGCATATAAGAAACGGATGGATCTATTGGATAATGAAGAAGAAAAGTTTGATAATAATATTCATAGGGAAGAAGACAGAATAAATGCTAATGTTCGTAAATATGATGAAACTTATAAATATAATAATTCAAGATTGCAAACGAACAAGTACCTTGATGAAATTAACCAATCATTAAAAGTTTTAATAAGTGCGTATCGAAATAAATAATATTAAATAATACATAGAAAGGGATTGGTTAAATTGAATGTTTTATCTTCTTTATATTAAATTACTAAAAGTAAATTTATAGGAGGAAATATTAGATGATTGTTGATAAAGAAGACTTTCTTAAAATTGTAAATAATCCTGATGACTTTTTTAAATATGCAAAAGAGCATAGTATTAATAAGCCTCATATAAGTTTTTTAGATATTAGATATGTGCCATCATTAGGCAACTATGACAAAGTAAAAGAATCGGCGATTAAATATGGTTATAAAATTTCAAAAACGATTACAATACCTATCGATTTTACAAGACAGTTGAACAAAAAATAAAATATATAAATAAAATTAAATAAGGGGAACTGATCAGTTATACATAAGCGTTGCAACGCTTCCTGACGAGGAGGATACATATAGATTTGGGTGGAAGAAGAAAAACACAAGGTGAATTTGAGCAAGAAGTAAAAAATAAATATAATAATGAATATTTGGTAGTGGGTAAATATATTAGTGCCACAAAAAAAATTAAGATATATCACAGTTTATGTAAAAATTCATATATGATTACCCCCAATAATTTTGTTAATGTTGGGAATAAGTGTCCTTATTGTTCAAAAAAGCATACATCAATTGTAACTAAAAAAAATTGTTTGTTTTCTCGTTATCCTATATTAGAGAAAGAATGGGATTTTAAAAAAAATAAGATTTCTCCCAAAGAAATTACTTATGGAAGTGCAAAAAAAGTATGGTGGAAATGTCAAAGATGCGGGCATGAGTGGATGGCAAAAGTTAGAGACAGGACAAATAAAAAAGAAAAATGTCCTCATTGCCGACAAATATACCATATAAAAGGAAACAATGTTCAAAAGTTTAATCCAGAAATAATTAAAAGTTTTGATATAGAAAAAAATATAGACATAAATCCTAAATATTTACCTCCTTATTCAAGAAAAAAATATTGGTGGAAATGTTCTAAGTGTCATAAATCATTTTATTGCACTGTTGCTCAAATGACAGTTACAGGTTGCCAAAAATGTAATTGTAAAAAATCAAAAGGGCAACTAAGGATGGAAAATTATTTAGAAAGTATATCAGTAAGATATAAAAATGAATATAAATTTAATGACTGTAGAGATATTCGTCCATTACCTTTTGATATATGTATAAAAAAGAAAGGACATGTCGTATTACTAATTGAATATGATGGTGAAGGACACTATAGACCCATCGATTGGAAGGGTGCGGGAAATGAATATGCTTTAAAAAGATTTGTGGATTATCGTAAAAAAGATAAAATTAAAAATTATTATTGTATAAAAAAGTATATTCCATTATTACGAATACCTTATTGGGAATTTAATGACATAGAAAAAATTATCAAATTATCTCTAACATATTTAAATATTATACATATAAATAAAAAAATATCCACAATTGAAAAACAATATATAAATAAGTATTTAATATTTAGATAAAAGCCTGTTTTTATAGGAGAGTGATTAAAGTGAATTTTAAAGAAAGATCAGATCAAGAAATTGAAAGATATAAACAAAAACTTGATGAATTAAATAATATTAATATCAAATTTCATGAAATTGCTGGTGGATATAAACAACAATTTTCTGATGATGAATTATCATTAATTGTAGCGAGTATTGATCTTACTATAAAAAGTTTAGACAAAGCAAAAGAACAAGGGAATTATGTAGATGAGAATGTTATGAATAAATATTCACGACTGTTAGTTAAATTAAAGCAAAAATATTTTTAAGGGAGAAATATAAATGAATGCTCGTTATAAACAAATATGGGACATGGGTAACAAATATGTTTATATGACTAAGAAAAATATTTACGATGATCCGATTAGTTTTGTTTATAAGAATACAACCAAAGAACAGTGGCATAACTTTTTTGAGGATATGAAAAAAGAAGGGATTATAACTAATGACAAAAGATGAATATAACTATTCAAAGCAAAGTGGTTAGTTAAATTCTTACCATTAGAACAAAAACTAACCAAGCTACAACTAGAAAAGTTAAACAGTAAAACAAATTATGAAAGCTATCAGCGTGCAATTAAAGAAGAAATGGAATTATTAGAAGAGAAAAAGAAACTCATTGAGCAGCAAACAGAGGAATTAATTAAAATGAAATAAACACTTGACAGGATAAACAATATTAAATATAATAAAGATACTAATTAAGAAAGTTGGAAGCTATGCAAAGAGAAATAGTGGGTATAGCATGAGGGCGAGTGGAGGTTCTCTCTTTCAATAGGCTCAAGTGGCGAAACAGGTATACGCACAGGACTTAAAATCCTGCGATTGGTATCAATCATACGGGTTCGAATCCCGTCTTGAGCATTGTAATATGAAATTAAATACATTTAAGGTGGTGGTTGCCTTTGCTTGGGTGAAGGTAATATAAAATTAAATAATGATTGAAAGGAGCGATAAATATGGTTGAGTTATATAATCCAGATAATGCAAGACACTATTCAGATGAAGAAGTTAATCAGCAAGCAAATGATGTGTTTAATAAACTGTATAAAGATTACGTTTTGAATGAAGATAGTTCAGTAAATCTTGAACATGTAAAATTGTTACTTCGAGATTTATATCATGCGGAAATAGTACATAGTAATCTGGTGCAATTAGCAAGTGGTGGAACTTTAAGTAAACCTTACACTCCAACTGATTGGGTTGAACCGTATATCGAATATCAACATGATTTTCATAATGCTATGTGCTTTGAAGATCTGGAAGATGCTGTCCCTGAGAATGAATTAACATTTGATTTGATTAAAAGTTATTTTGGGATTTCTGACAAATATATTAAAGAATTTGAAGATGCACGTAAGAGTTATAAATAATTAAATAAAAACTAAGATGGGATAAGTTTGGCAGAAGAATCTACTCCAATTGCAGTAATAAGAAGCGGAGATAATAAATTGGGAATTGTTTGGGAATCGCATGGTGTACAAACAGTTATGTTTAATGATCCAGTGGCTATTGATGTTAATCGAGGTATTGAAATCGTTAATGTAAATAATGATAAGCATGAATTTATTGATGTGGTTGAAATTGTTTCTGATAAAGTTAATAAACTTCTAACTGAATAAAACGAAAGTTTTATCTGTTTTTAGACACAACAAATAGATATAATATTAAATAAACACACTACATATAGTACACTGGAGGAATTTACTTGGTAGAAGCAGAAAATAGTTTGAAAGTTACATATGGTCAATTTGACGTGACCGGAACAATTACTTTGAATGATAAATCATTTGGCTTGGATAAACATGGGAAAGCGAATCCAAATTATACATATTCTCAAATTGATATTCAAATGAAGAATGAAGATGGGGATACTTTCTTTTTGAATGCTATGGATGGGTTTGATTCACAAAAAGGCAAGACACTATATGCTCGTGATAAAGATGGAAATAATATTAAAATTAGTTTTGCTGATCGTAAGAATCAAACAATTATTGAACAAATTGATAACCGTTCATTTGTAAGTGTGGCTTTAACAAAGGAAGAACCAGATGAATCGGGATTTCGTCGTTGGAAATATGAAAACTTCCTAGCTCTATATGACGCAATTGCATACTTGCAGCCAAGGCTTGAAACTGGTATGAAACTACGTGTTACAGGACAAACACGATATAATACATATAATGGTGATACACAAAAGAATTTTTCAATCAATAATATTTATCTCCTTGATGAAACTGATACATACAAAAGCGGATTTATTTTTAGGCAGAATGTTATTTTGAAACATGATGATGTAGATTTGTCTGAATGGGAAGAAAATAATGTTGCTAAGGTTAATGCTCATATCCTCATTAAGTCTCATCAAAAGTTTGAAATGCTTCCACTGGAATTATCTGTACGAGCTGATCCAGACAAGAAAGATACATATAAACGAGTTATTGATAAATTTTTGACTGTAGATGAAGATAAAGTTCGCAGAATTAATATTGAAGGGAAATATCATCGTGGTTTTGTAGCAAGTCAAGTAACAGAAGAAGATTTACCTGATGAAGCTAAAGAACTGATTGAAGATGGTCTTTACAGTCAAGATGAAGTTCTGAAAATGTATGCTAACCGTGAAAATGTTGATGAAATGATTATTACTAGACCAGTTATTTATAAAGGTAGAAATGATGCTAGACCATCTGTGGACATGGCAGATGACGAAATTTTATTGACTGATATTGAAGCACTCGATACAGATGTTCCTTGGGATGAAGATGGTAATGCAAAGGATGAAAAAGAAGAAGATACAAAAAGTCCCGATGAGGAAAATGATCTTTCATTTCTTGACGATTTGGAATAAACAACGAGATTCTTGGTTAACTATAAAATAATATTAAATATAAAATAAAGGGGTAATAATATATATGGCTAAATTCAGAAAACCAACTGCAAGAAAACAAGGTCTTAAATTTTTGATCTATGGAGAAAATGGTTCAGGAAAATCATGGTTTGACCTCACTTTTCCTAAGAATGCAATTATCGACTCGGAATCTAAAATTGGTGTAAATGAAAATAATCCTAAATTTAAAGATAATATCGTAGCTATTGCAGATACAAGTAATTATTATGATGTTATTGATTTGATGAAAGAAGTTATTAAACATCCAGATTTGTATAGTACACTGTCAATTGATTCATATACACGAATTTATGATGATATTCAGGTAGCATGTATGGAAGTTGAAGAAGAACGTGCTAGAAAGAAAAAAGGTGAAGTTGATGATGCTACACTATCTATGCGTTCATATGGTAAGGTTAAGCTTAATGTTTTGAGATTCGAGGACTACGTAGCCCAGGCATCAGCTAAGGGGGTTACAGTGGTAGCCGTGGCTCATAAAGACGATGTATTCGAAGGTGATGGAAATAATCGCCACAAGGTTGGTGAAAAACCTGTACTACGTAAAAATTCAGAACATACTTTTGATGTCGTACTTCGATTCTTTAAAGAAAAGGATATTGCAACTGGTGAGATTGGTTATGCTGCAATCGTTGAAAAGGATACGACAAATACATATAAAGTTGGAACAAAACTTTCAAATGTAACTTTTGATAGTTTTAAAGGATATATTGATGAAAACAGTAAAGAAAAGACAATTGAATCAAGTTATGATACTAATATTGATTCAAATATTGATTCCATGAAGAAAGAGCAAGAAGATCATGACACTATTGTCAAAGAATTTAAAGATTTGTATAAAGAACTATCAAAGGTTGAAGGAAATAAAGCTAAAATTGTTGCCATTATTAAAAAGCATAATGCAGAAAAATATAATGATCCAGCAGTTACTCCTCAGCTTAAAAAAGTAATTGAAGAATTGAAGAAACTATAATTATGAAATATTTATTTAAATGGGGAGCAATAGGGTTTACCTAGCTCCCTTATATTCTTATATTGACAAAATAAACAATATTAAATATAATAATATATGTAAGATGATTAAATGATTGGAGTTTACATATATGAAATCTATGAAGGATTGTAAAGTACAGAAAGAAAAAGATCAATTAATGAGAGATACATTTATTAATAAAGGTGCTGAAGTTAATGACGATTATCATTATAAAAATGCACGAATTAAAATACCATTTATTATTGTTGATTTAAATAATCAATATTATGGAATGAATGGATCTATAAGTTGGGATTGTATTCAGCGTGGATCTTCTTGGGATATAAGATCATTTAACAAAAATGATATAAATAAATTTATTAAAAAAGGTTTAATAATAAAGGGTTAGAACCTTTAGCGGAATATACAAAAATGATTAATCCCATTCTATTTCAAGTAATTGATAAAGAAAGCAGATATTATGGTTATAAAGGAAAAATACAGCCTAATAATATTATCAGAGATAATAGTCAGAATTGGAATGTAATGTCCTTGTTGCCAAATGAATGGGAAAGATATGTGGATAATATATGTGATGAATTTAACTATAAGATAGTAAAATATCCCATTAATACACAAGATAAAATAACTGTTATCACTAATAATGGTTTAGGAAATTTTTGGACGACTACTATTTTCCATATTTTGAGTGATGAACATTGCCCTCAAGATATTAAAGCATCATTCGGTGAAAGATGTTTAATAGAAATATTTAAATTAAATAATATTGAATTTAAATATCAAAACACTATTCACCATAGTGATGGATATCATCAATTTATGGATTTTTATTTACCAGATTATAATATGTGTATTGAATACAATGGGATTCAACATTACGAGAAAACATCTAGAAAAGATTTACAATATCAACATTCACAAGATTTAAAGAAATATAAATACTGTATAAATAATAATATTCAGTGGTCAGAGATACCATATATTTATAATACTATTGATAAAATAGTAGAGTATGTAAGCAATAAAGTTTTGTTTAGACATATAAAACGACCAAGTAACAAAACGATTCATTTGAGCAAATTATACGATGAACAAATAATTATAAATGAATATAAAAAAGTTAAATCGTCTTATTCAGTTGCAACAAAATTCAATATAGAACGTAGTACCGTTTTAAATATTTTAAAACGACATGATATAAAAAGATTTTCCGATAAGAAGCCAGTTATACAATTTTCAAAGTCATTAGAGCTAATAGCGATATATCCTTCAGCGACATGTGCTGGTAAGGAGATGGGCAATAAATATCGACAAGTAAATATTAGTGCTGCATGTCGAGGAAAACACGATATTATATATGGATATAAATGGTTATATTTAGATGATTACCAGAATAAACACCCAGAATTTACGGATAAAATGATAGAAAAATATATGATAAAAGAAGGTGATTATATTGACTGAGATGATGCATAAAAAACAAGTAAAATGTCATCAATGTCATAAGTCTTTAAATAAAGATAACGCAATTGTTTATAGATATATTTCTTCTAGTGGTAAAACGAAATCTAATTATTATTTTCATCAAGACTGTTATCAAATATTTATTCATAATAAAGAAGAACGTGATCAAATGAATAAACTATGGAATTATATTCGAATTGAGATTTTTAAATGGGATGAAGGGAAAACATGTCCACCACATTTAATTAATCGGTTACAAGGTTTAAAAAGTGGTCAGCAAAATAATTATAGAGCAAAAGGAAATAAAGTTTTTGGCAATGAATCTGGTTATTCATATGATGTCATTTTAATAACTTTTAAATTATGTAAACCAATGATTATCAATGGAATTGCAGATAGTAATAAATTTAAAAACATTCAACATTTGATTGATTATATGCTCGTGATTATTACTAACAATATTAATGACGTTTATTTTAGAATGATAGCGAAAGTTAAAAGTGATAAAAAAGTGGAAAAAATTAAAATTACCCATAACGAAGAAGCTAAATTTATTAGTAAAAATGAAATAGATAAAAATAAAGTTGCAAATAAATTAAAAAATATATTCTAAAAAGTCTGGTGATTATGTGGTTAAAGTACTGACAGAGAAGGACGTTATTAAGAAAAAAATTAAAGACATTATGAATCCAATTGAAGCAAACATTATTGGTTGCTTATGGAAAGATCCAAATTTATATTTTGACTTTAACGAACTTGATAAAAAAATGTTTAAAAATGATGTATGGAAGTTTTTTTATACAATTGGAGAAAAAATTGCAGCAAAAAATATAGTGGAAATTGATGAAATGGCTGTTGATCTATATATAAAAGATTATCCTCAAGCTGAATCAACTTATAAAATTTTTAATGGATATAATACCGTAAGTTTAGTTTCCAGTGTATCAAATATAAAAAACATAGACTCTTATATAAAAGATTTCATTAAATGGTCTGCTATGTATGATATGATCGATGAATTGTCATTTTATTCAGGTTTAGTTGATGATGTGAAAGAATTTAATGTAAATGAACTTTATGATTTCTTCACAGCTAAATTAAATAATGTATTTGTGAAAGCAGACAATGGTATTGAATCACACAAACTTGAAGATGATTTAGATGAAATTATTAGTGAAGCTGATAAAGGACTAAACGTTGGTATGCCAATTCCTAGCCCAATTTTAAATGAAGAAATTGGTGGAATTATTAAAGGTCAAATTTATCTTATCGGCGGATTATCAGGGGCCGGTAAAACAACATGGCTTATTGAACAAATACTTTCTGCTGTTTTTGAAGAAGGAGAACCTTGTGTAATTGCTTTAAATGAACAAGATCATATTAAATGGAAACAAGAATTATTAACTTGGATAATAAATAATAAATATTTAAAAGATCATGATGAGTCGCAACAATTTAATAAGAAAAGATGGAGACAAGGACATTTTAGTGATAATGAGAGAGATTTATTACATAAAGCAAGCCAATATTTGAAAGAAAAAATGTCAAATAATGAAATTATATTATGTCATTTCAAATCTTATTCTAGTAAACAATTCATTAGAATAGTAAGGAAATATGCTTCATTAGGAGTTAATAAGTTTATATTAGATACTTTTAAAATATCATCTGATCGAGACAATAATGAATCATTTTGGTTATCAATGCAGGAAGATATGAGAAAATTTGATGATTTGTGTAAACCTTCAGGATTAAATGTATCTCTTATTGTTACATTACAACTTCAAAAAGGGGCAGCACTACAAAGATTTTTGAGTTCGAATAATATTGGCATGGCAAAAAACGTTTTAGATGTAGCAAGTGTTGCATTATTACAGCGTCGATTGCGAAATGATGAATATCCTGGTGAAAAAAATGAAATTAAAGCATGGGAACCATTAGGTGGATCAATATTATCAGGTAAAGAGATTCTGTTAGATCAAAATAAAAAATATATTGTTATCTTTATTGAAAAGAATCGTAATGGAAGAAGCCAAGAATTTCAAATACTTGCAGAACAAGAACTTGGAACATTAAAGTATTTAGAATTAGGAATTTGTAATATACCATATGACCTATAAGATTGACAAAGGGTTTGAGTTAATTTGGATGCTAAGGAACTAAGAAAATACATATATGAAAAAGATATTATTGAAGATATAGCTGAAAAAATAGGCTGCCATAAATTTCATTCATATGGTAAAGAGATCAGGTGTGCCTTGCCTGATGATAATGATGGATCAAAAGTATCAATATTTATAAATGAATTTTTAAATGTCCGTATATTTAATAAAGGAGAAACAATTAAAGGTAATATATATAATTTAATTATGTATATTGACCATTGTGATTTTCCTACAGCTTTACATAAATGTGCAGCATTGTGTGGTGTAGATATATCATACAATCATCAAAATAAAAACAGTTATCTTAACATTTTTAATAAGATAAAGCGAAAACAAAAAGATAAAGATGAATTACCGATGTATGATATGTCTATTTTAGATAAATATTCAAGCGTCCCTCATATTGATTTAATAAAGAGAGATGGGTTATTTCAAAACGTAATAGATAAATATAATATTAAATTTGATATAGAGAGTAATCGAATTGTATTTCCTCATTTTGCATGGAATGACGAAACAAAGGTAGTAGGACTCGTGGGAAGGACAGTTAATCATGCTTATGAAGAATTAAATATACCTAAATACTTTCCAGTTGATGGTTATAAATATGAAAAAAGTAAAAATTTATATGGATTGAGTCTAAATAAAGAAGATATTAAGAAACAAGGATTTGTATTAGTTTATGAAGCAGAAAAAAGTGTTTATAAATCAGACATGATGGGTTTTCCTAATGCTGTATCTGTGGGTTGTCATGATATTTCTGATTTTCAGCTAAAATTATTAATCAAATTAAACGTTGAGATTGTAATTGCCTTTGATAATGACGTTGAAAGTGAATATTTACAGTCTCTTTGCAAGAAAATTAGTATGTTTCGTACATGTTCATATATAAATGATAGATGGAAATTGCTTGGTGAAAAAGATAGCCCAGTAGACTGTGGAAGACGAAAATTCATATATTTATTGAAGCATAGAGAAAGGATATGATTTGTTGGCAGAACGATCTAAAATTAAAATACCAAAAAGATTTACGGATAAATACGGTGATCATGTAATGCTATGGAGTTATAGCCGTATTAACACATTACATAATTGTACATATGAATATTATTTATCAAGAATTAAACATATTAGAGGAAAAGATAATATCTATACTCTGTGTGGTACATATGCTCATGATATTATGGAGAAATATTATAATCATAAGTTAAGAAAAAATGAATTAGCAGCACAATTTGAAACTGATTTTTTAGATGTAGAAATGTCTGATTACAAGTTTAGTAGTGATGAATATAAAAATGAAAAAATGAGAAATAAATATAAGAATTGTGTTATTGATTTCTTTAAACATCATAAGACAATGAGTGATAAAGTAGCAACTGAAAAAATTCTATGGATTGATATTAATGGTAATTTATTTATGGGTTATGTTGATGCTATACATAAGGATAAAGATGGTAATTTTATTATTACTGATTATAAAACAAGCACTATGTATAAAGGTAAACAAGTAGCAGAACATGGAAAACAGTTATTATTATATGCTCTAGGATTAATTCAAGGTGGCATACCAATTAATAAAATTAAATGTAGATGGCTGTTCATGAAATATGTAAATATATCATTTGAGCAAAAAAACGGGAAAATTAAAACAACCATTGGGGATCGCCATCAGTGGGTTAAGAAGATTAAAACACCATTAAAACGAGATCTAAAAGAATTAACAGATATGAATGATATTGATATTGAATTGAAAGTTGAAATATGTGTTAAGAAAAATTCAATTACTGATTTACCACAAGAAATACAAAATAAATACTCTTTTGAAGAATGTTATGTCTACCCTGAAATAACAGACGAAACACTAAATGAACTTAAGGAAGAAATGACTAAGGATATTAAAGATATTCAACATCGAGGTAAAGATGAAGATCACTGGGAACGAGGAGAGATTGAACCACAAGATTCCTATTATTGTAGTGTATTATGCGGAGTACATGATGAGTGTAAATATTATCAAGACTATTTAATAAAGAATGGATTAAAAAAGAAAGAGGAATATAGCTTAATTAAAGAATTAGACGGACTTGATAACTTACCATTCTAGGAGGTGAAACTTTGAGATATATTAATTATCATAAGCATACAGATTACTCAAATATTATGACACCTGATTGTATTGTTCATGTTGAAGATTATGCCAAAAGAGCAAAAGAACTTGGACATACAACAATATCTGCTTTGGAGCATGGATATGCAGGGAATATTTTTGAATACTATACAGTTTCCCAACAATATAATCTAAAAATGATTTTTGGTATGGAATATTATTATGTTACTGATCGTTATGAAAAGGATAGAACAAACACCCATTTACTTGTCATGGCAAAAAATCCCGATGGCATGAAACAAATGAATAGTATTCTATCTGAAGCCAACAAAACAGGATATTATTATAAAGCAAGAATTGATAAAGAATTATTAATATCTCTAGATCCCAATGATGTCTTAGTAACAACGGCATGTATTGGTGATTATATAGCAAAGTATGATGATTATGAGGAAAACTATGTTGAACCATTGTTAAATCATTTTGGAAAAAACTTCTATCTTGAAATTCAATACCATATTCATCCAAAACAGATTGAGCATAATCAAAAATTACAAATACTACAAAATAAATATCATATACCATTTATCCATGCAAATGATTCACATTATATTTATCCAAAACAATCAAAAGATAGAGATGAACTACTTGCAGGAAAGAATATTCATTATGATGATGAAGAAGGATTTGTTTTAGATTACCCTGATTCAGATACAATTTATCAGAGATATGAAAAACAAGGAGTATTTACAAAAGATCAAATCACTGAAGCATTGAAAAATACCCTTGTTATGGATGACTTCGAAGATATTAATGTGGATAAAGAAATTAAAATGCCTTCAATTTATCCAGGATGGAGTCATGAAAAGAAGTTTAAAAAACTTGTTAATATTGTCGGAGAAGAGTGGTTAAAGGACAAAAAGCATATTGATCAAAAAAATTATAAAAAATATCAAGATGCAATTAAATTCGAATTAAAAATTATTAAAGATACCAAGATGGAAGACTATTTCTTACTTAATTCAAAAATTATTAAAAGAGCAAAAGAACTAGGTGGAGTTTTAACAAGAACAGGAAGAGGTTCTGCACCATCATTCTACTTGAATAAATTATTAGGATTTACGGAGGTTGATCGACTAGCTGCGCCAATTACTCTTTATCCAACTCGATTCATGAGTAAAACAAGAATACTCGAAACAAAGAGCTTACCTGATATTGATATGAACTGTGTTGATCCTGAACCATTCAGAGAAGCAACAAGAGAAATACTTGGAAATGATAATGTCTATTGGATGGTAGCATATGGAACAATGAAAGAATCAGAAGCATTTAGAAATTATTGTAGAGCTAAAAATTTACCTATGGTTGAATATAATACAGTTGGTAAAGACTTAGATTCTTATCGTAATAATCCTAAATGGAAAGATACAATTGAAGAATCAGAAAAATTTGTAGGTGTAATTGATTCAGTAAGTCCACATCCATGTTCCAATTTATTATTATCAAAACCGATATCTAAAGAACTTGGAGTAATTAAAGTTGGAGATGCTTATTGCGCTTTAATTGATTCGCATACTTCTGATTCATTTAAATATCTGAAAAACGATTTTTTAACTGTAAAAGTATGGAAAATAATTTCAGAAGCATTTAAATTAATTAATAAACCAATTCCAGATGTACGAGAATTAACTAAGTTAGTAACACAAGATAATGATGTATGGAATTTATATAAGAATGGAATCACAGCAACATTAAATCAAGCAGGATCAAATAGTGGAACACCACAGGTTATTCAATATCAACCTAAGAGTATTCGTGAGTTATCTGGTTGGGTAGCTGCAATTAGACCATCATTTGCATCAATGAAAAGTTATTTTTTGAATAGAGAACCATTCAGCTATGGAATTCATGAGTTTGATAAATTATTGCAGCAAAGTGATAATTTTATTTTGTATCAAGAGAATATTATGGAAGTTCTTGTATATGCAGGATTTGATGAAGATGAAACGTACAGCTTACTTAAGGCCATCGCTAAAAAGACACCAGGAATAATTGAACCGATTCATGATCGTTTTATTAAAGGGTTTATGGATAAAACAGGAAGTCAAGAAAATGCAGATAGAGTATGGGAGATTATACAGGATGCTGTTGGATATGGGTTTAATGCATCACATGCTTATTCTGTAGCGTTGGATAGTCTATACGGAGCTTATTTAAAAGCTAAATATCCAATTGAATATTATACAGTTGTTTTGCAGCTTTATGATAGCGATACAACGATGACATCTAAATTGATGAATGAGCTAAAATATTTTCATATTAAACTTTTCCCACCTAAATATGGGTATTCAAAAGGTGAATATTTCTTTGATAAGGATAAAAATGCTATTTACAAAGGAATTGGGTCAATTAAATTTTTGAATAATGATGTGGGAACAAATCTATATAATTTGAGCAAAGAATTAAAATTTGATACTTTTTCAGATTTGTTATTTAAAATTAAGAATGAATCATATGCAAATTCAAGACAAATTAAAATTCTCACTACTTTAAATTACTTTGATAAATTTGGAGATAATGGGAAATTACTTAAAATTATTGATAAATTTGAATCAAGATTGAAAAATAAAAATCTTAAAGATGAGACTAAGCAGAAACGACTTATTGAAGTAAAAGAATTTGAAGATTCATTAGATGAAATAAAATTAAATATTAAAGAACAAATTAAATTTGAAATGGAATATTACGGTTATGAAGTAAGTATTGCTAATGGTTCACCTGAAAATGTTTATATGATAACAGAATTAGATACAAAATACACTCCAAGATTAAGATTATATAATTTAAAAACAGGAAAGATAAAGAGTTTGAAATGTAAAAAGAAGGATATTAAATTAAATCCATTTGGGGAGTTTAGTATGATACAAGTGAAAGGAATTATTGAGAAATTTAAAAATAAACTTGTTGATGGAAAATGGACAAAAAGTGAGGAAATGGAACCATTTTTAACATCTTGGAGTGTGATTGAATAAATAGTTAGGATGATTAGATGAACAAAAAGATAAAGAAAACATTAGTTATACTGTTATTAATTTTAGTGCTAACTTCTTCTGCACTAATTCCTAAGATAAAACTAGATTTTCATCGGAAACATGTTAAACAACATAAGCACAGAATAGCCAAAATAAAGGCTATTGATACATTACAGATGAATAAAGATACTATGAGACTTAAACTATTCACTCGTCAACAATGGCTTAAAAAACGCAAACTGGAAGCTAGAAAAGCAGAAGAGAAACGTGAACGAATTAAAGAAGAACACATAATAAAATTAAATAAGGAGAGAGAAATACAAAAGAAAAAGAAACAAGAGAAACCATACTACATAGTAAATGCAATTCTCACGGCTTATACATATAGTGGTGGAGTGGGAGATGGGCTAACTATGGCAAATGGAAAACGTCCACAAGCCGGAATTTCGATAGCGGCACCGAAAAATATCCCTTTAGGTTCAGTGGTAGATATACCAGGATTAGGTCGCAGGATAGTAAGTGACAGAGGATCAAAAATTGTAGGAAATACATTTGATGTATTTTTTGAAACAGAGCAAGAATGTATTAATTTCGGTCGTCAATTTAAACAAATAAAGATATATAAAAATTAAGGAGAATACATATGATTATTGTTTTAGAAGGGGTAGATTGCTGCTATAAATCTACAGTAGCAAACAAACTAAAAGAAAAATTAAATTTTGAAGTTATCCAAGGATCGTCATTCGCACAAGCGAGATGTTCACGAGGAGAATTATTTTCTAAATTTCTTAAAATGGTAATTGGAAAAACAGATCTTATTATTGATAGATACATCTATTCAAATATTTGTTATGCACCGTTATATAAAGACTTTGCAATGATTAATGAAAGCCAAAAGAAACTTATTGAAAGCCTCATGACAATCGAACAGGTAAAAGTATTCTATTTATATGCCGATGCCGATACAATTAAGAAACGTATTAAAGTTCGTGGAGATGAGTATGTAAAATCTGATCAAATTGAACAAATTTTAAACCAATATAATAGCGTATGGGATAGTACAGAATATCAAATTAATAAAATTAATACAGCAAATCAAACAAGCAATGAAATTGTTGAAGATATACTGAATAAAATTAAATAAATAGTTGACAACATAAATAATATTAAATATAATAGAGTTACAGGTTGATTAGGAATTAAATTAATCTGTAACTCTTAATTCTAATCAAATATAGGAGAAAATATGCCATTACTGTAATTATGGTATGAGTATTACATATCAGCTATGATAGTGTCATTATTTGTAATTTTATTGTTGGTTGCAATGTCTGTGATCATCTTAGTAATACATAAGATTTGTGATTGGTTCGAAGTTGTTTTATTTAATATAAAATTAAATAATAGAAAGAAGTGAAGATGATTGGTAATGGCATTATTGATCTTTGGAATTGTCGCATTTGTTGGACTCGGAAGTATGGTTTACTGTGCAGCTATTGGTGGTGCTAAATTAGCAAAAGAAAAGATCAAAGAAGATACTTAAGCAATAAAATCGGGCTTTTATCGAGGTGATAAAATGACACAAAAAGAGTTAATTAATATAATTGCAACATATTTGCCTGTTGATGAGGAAAGAGCAGCGAATATAATTGATGGCATTAATAACGGATATGCATTGGGAGGTGTAGATTATATCGAAGCCTTATCATCAAGGGATAATGCGATTGAAAAATTATCTACTGAAATTTACAATTTGAAAGATGAACTCCTGGATTCTTATTATAGTAGAGGAAATATGTATGTAGCTGGAGAAAGAGCATGGATTGATAAACGAATAAAAGAATTGGAAGAAAGTATGGAAAACAACGGTTGAAATCATGTTTTCATCGAGGTGAGAAGATTGAAAGTAAAGGGAATTGACTTATCTAGTGTGTTCATACTTTTCAATAAGGATAATAATTTTGCATTATCATGGAGTAAACCTAATAAGATACCAGCCTTTCGTTCTTTAAATCGAGCTGAAACAAACATGAAACATTATCAAGATGCAGATCATATTGTCGAATATATACCGAAAATTAAAGAATAAAACTAAGGAGTGAATTTTTATGAAATTTTTAATATCTAGAACCAGTGTATGGGATGAAGCAAAGCAACCATATGAAAAAGCATATAGAGATAAATATATTCAAGTTGATACACGAAAAGTAGATGATCCAAAGAAATTAAAATTAAAGGTAGATTGGTACTCAGAAGGGAAAAATCACAGAGTAGAAAATAGATATATTAAAAGAGATTTTGAATCTACTGGATGGTTTATTGATCTTGAAACATTGGAAGATTTAATCAAATTAAAAAATGAGGTTGGTGATATCGTAATTCAAAGTTCATTTCAAAATGAAGAAATAACAGAAATTGAAATTTATGATGGTTACAGAGAATAAATTTCAATTTCTTAGAATAAACCAACATTTTATTGCTTTTTAGATACAATATATAGATAAATAAACTAAATAAAAACTACATATAGTATGCGAGGTGAAACAAATTGTGGCTATATAGATATATTAAAGAAATGTGTTGGGATGATCCAGTGTTATTAACTGCTGGTACTAATCAAATCTTTGGACTTATGGCAATAGCTATGTTATTAATTGGATTTTTAGGTGGAATTAAATTAAATATATCCACATATCTAATGATTATCTTTTGGCTGTTTTTTATTTTTATTGGAATTGTGACTCCTATTAGATGGTTTATCCAAAAGAAAAAACATAACGGTTACGGAAAAATGGATGAAAGAATGAGATATAATTTTAAAACAAAAGAAGTGAAAATAGATGACTAAAAATGAATTTGAAGAAGGATATTGCGAACGATCAGGAATTACAATTGAAGAATATCATAATGATTGTAATTTAATCACACTACCATGTAACTGTAGACAAGAAGGGTGCGAAGGATGGGCTTCAGTAAGTAACGATCCTCTATCGATTAGAACGCATCAATATTTTTATGGATGATATATAAATTTGACAAAAAAGTTATAAGGATGTGATTAATAATCAAAGCTATTTCTAAAGAACATTTGTTGGCATATATTGAACAAAATTATAAAGACGAAGCAGTCATCATGGAAGATGATTGGAAGTTAAAGGCGGCATTTGAGCAATTCGGTGATGAATGGTTTATTGAGGATGGATTGTGGAGTTTAACAAATAAATGTGACAAGTGGAACGATACAACGTATAAGGTTAGCTACTATCAAGATGGCGATTTAATTTTATCAGAAGATACAAGATTAACTGAAAAGGAAGCAGAAAAGAGGAAGAAAGAATTAATTTATGCTGGTTATCAAGCATGGATAACTAAAGAAAATGAATAAAATTAACGATTCAACCGGAGGAAAGCAATGACGGAGAGCAAATTGAAAGAACGAATAGAATATATCAATCAAATGAAGATTTGGATAATGGAAAATACAGCAGCTAATCAAGAAAAAATTAATCAATTATTTAATGATGGCAAATGCAGCCTTATTAATTTCGTTGATGAATCCGTTTTGTATTCTGATGTTAGTCCTGCTAAATATGCTGAAATATTTGCTGTAAATTGGGGATTACTGGATAAGCCAGAGATTCATTTTGTTTAAAATGAGCGATTTATAAGGAGATGCAAATAATGCAACGTATTACACGATATGCAATTAAATTAAAAAATGGTAGTTTTGCTAAATCTGATTTTTTCGCACTAGAAGAAAAAGATGATCGTCAAAATATTGAAGCAGTTAAAGTTGAAAGTGTAGATATTGCTATTGATGGAGATTTACATAGGACGGAAAATGAGGCTATGAGATGTCTTAAAAATATGATTAACGATTCAGGGTTACTGCATGTATATTTTGATAGCAATAACAGACCTATCGATGTTGCTGAAATAAAAATTGACTTTGAATATAAATAATAAATTATCTGTTTTAATAGGAGGAAAGTGTTTATATTATAAACAATATTAAAGAACCAGAAGAACCAAAAGAAAGAATTGAAAGACAGGGTACTTGGTTAAACATATTTTTAGGTTATTGCATATGTGGAGCATTTTTACTAGATTGGATGGCATGGATCATTTTATCAATTATTTATTTGAAATAAAATGCGTATTTTAAAGGATGGTGATTTATTATGGATATAAATGAAAATGACTGGGAGAAATATATAACCAACAAAATTGATAACAATGAAGAATTGACAGAAAGAGAACTCCGGAATTTAGCTACGTTATATGAAGTTGACCGTGAAGAAGGGAATGATGGGCGTTGGTATAGGCCAATAACATCTTATGTTGCATTATGGGATGGTAATTATGGTAGATATTTTAAAATTGATTGGAGCCAAGGTCTTACTGAATGTCAAGATAATTGTTTTGATAATCAACCAATTGAAGTGAAAAAGGTAAGTCATGAAGAAATTATTCCCGAGCATAAGGTAACTGTTGCAAAGTGGGAGGAAATTAATTAATGACAAAATACCGTAGGAAACCAATTAAAGTTGATGTATGGCAATATGATGGTTCAGACACGAAACATCAAGAAACTTGGCCAGATTGGTTAAAACAAGAGAGTGAAAACAATTTAGTTGGATGTTGGGATAATGGAAGTTCAATATCATTAGTTGTTGGCAATTACGATGATCCTACGTGAGCATACGTAGGTAACTATATAATTAATGAATCAGGAAAACCACTATATGTTTGTTATGAAAAAGACTTTTTCAATAAGTTTGAAAAGATTAACGGTTAAAACTATTCTTTTATCAGGAGGGGAAATAGATGGTTTATGAATTGAAACGGAAAGTTGACGAGGACACACTACAAGCATTTTCTGATCATGATCGCACAAAAGAACAAAGATTTCATATGGTTTTTAATACTTATCCATATGAAATTGAATGGGACAACTTAAAAGATTGGATAACAGCTATTGACAGCGATGAAGAAGTTATAAATCCAATGACTCCTCTGGATAAAATCGAAAATGAAATGAAGAAACATGAGAAAACTAAAAATGATAATGCATTTGAAACGGGAATATACGAAGGATTGTATCTTGCTAGAAAAATATTAAATGAAAATAAGTAATAAAATCCATGTTTTATACAATATTAAATAAAAAGGAGAATATATAATGTTATTTTTATCAATTATTCTATTTGCTTGGTATACAATTAGTTTTGTTAATGGTGGGATGTTTAAGAATATATTGGTTAAAGGTGGAGAAAGTAAAATTAAATATGCAAAAGGAGAGATATCTGAAGAAAGTTTCCGAGCTGAAGTAATTTCTTTTGGATTTATCATGTTACTTTTTTCTCTAATTATGTTAGGATTAGAACTTCCCGTGGTAATCATGGGAATGGCAAGTATAAATAATCTAATTAAATTTTCATCTGTTGGATTTTTAGTGTATACAATTTTGGTAATAGTATGGTCAGTAGCAAAGAGCAAAAAATTTAAAGAACCTGATCTATCTGATGAAACTGAAATTAGTAAGTATCGTAATAAACTATATAAAGGACGGACATTATTTAGTTCATTATCAACATTGCTGCACGTGACCTATTTTGGATTTATTGTTTATGAATTGTTGTTTGTATAATAATATTAAATAATCATTGACAAAAGATATAATATTAAATATAATAAGTATATCAAATAGATAAGGAGATTAATAAATTTAAAATTATATTTTCATTTAAAAGGTGGTGGAATTAGTTGGCATATTTAAAAACTACACTAGAAAAATTTCCAGTAACGACTGATAGAAGAGAATACTTAGTTACTGTTGATTATGAAGATTGGGTTGGATTAGTCGCAAGAGTTTATATGAAAAATTGGAAGAAAATTCATCTTTTTAAATATACAAAGGTTTACAGTTTACGTTCAACTTGGGACAACACTAAGGAATTTTATGAAAAATATGAATCAGATTATATTCGATTAGTAAAAGATGCTGTAAAAGAATATGAGAATTGGGAAGAAAATGATTTTGCCAAAGAAGAAGCCATTAAAAACGCCGTCAATGAATTTAATAACTGGAATGGGAAAGTTGAATAAATAATATTAAATAATACATAAAAGGGTGGAATACATAATGGAAAAATCAAAAGTAAACGCAGCAATGACTGAAATTAGCACGAATTTGAAGAAAGAATACTTTGTGCAAGGTAAGAAATTCAATCATATTCCAACTGAACTTCCTTATAAACTATTGAAGAAATTGGCTCGTAAGAAAGTCAATGAACAAGAATCATATCAGTTTGGGACTATTG